GTTCATCGAGCCTTTCTTTGTCGGAGTATAACGCTTTTAGCTATAAAAGGATCTCCGTCAACAAAATCTGGTACTGTGCCGCTAAGAACGAGTACCCGTAGAGTGTGTGTTCACACTCATTATCACGCGTTAAGCGCGATAGTTTCATAACTATCCATTTTAATGATTATGCCTAAGAATAAGAACAAACAGAACAACAAACGACCAAAAATCGTAATTAGAGTTAAATCCAAACCTAAGAAATCCAAAAACAACCAACAATCTTCTGGATTGCCTGAATTATCAGAATGCGCAGCTAAATATGCTGTGGCTATATGTGATCCATGGAGTCCTTTAGCTATTGGTTGCTGCGTCCCTAAACACCCTTCCAGACCATCTCAGAAAGTCACATCTTATCTGAAAGGTACTGTTACTATAGGCACCAGTGGATTCGGTTGGGTTGCTATAACTCCTTGTTTAGCTAACGATTATCATAGTGTTTGCTACACAGCATCCAATTATTCAGGTTCAAATATTGACATATCGGACACAACACCTGTAACAGGTGTTTTCAGAATACCGATTGGTAATCAACCTTATCCTCACACTGCTTTTGTTGACTCAACTGCTGGACCCTTCAGGCCTGCTATAGCTGGTAGAATTGTTTCAGGGTCGTTGTCTGTAGAATACACAGGAACTGAGTTAAATAGAGGTGGTGCTGTTATTTGTTTTACTGATCCTGATCATTCTAGTCTCCAACAAGTGCAATGCGATTCAATTATGTCTCGCAGGGAAGCCGCTTATGAGACTTCAACTGCTTCTCGAGACAAGTGTCGAGTTTCAGTTTATGGTCTGGAAGAGTCTGAGCTCCAATATCCTGATTTGGCCTCAGCTGAGACGTTTGATCAACAAGTGCTTAAGGCTATTTATCCTTATGCTAATGAACAAGCAGTCTCAACAATAGGTAGTGATGCACGCATTGGCGCACCAATCATGGCTGCTATAATGACTGGAGTTGCAGGGAACACTTATCGTTTTGAGTATGTTCAACATGTTGAATACATAGGTGTAATGGCTGAAACTATGTTGACACCGAATGTCACTGATGCTAAAGGGTTTGAATTAGTTCAATCTGCAGCTTCTTTGATACCGATGATGAAGACTCAAAATCCAAAGCTGAATTTGCGCAAAATTATGCGATCTGCTTTGATAAAAGCATCTAAAGCTGCAACATCAAAGCAAGCTGTTCAAGCTGGTAAAGCATTATTGGTTGCTGCGTTGGCATAATTGTTTTAAAATAAAATAAAATGGATAGAACTATTCCAGTATCGTTCAACTTGATAGTCTCTCGGAGAATAGATCTCCCCTGCCAAAGCCCCTTCTGTCGGTCAGAGAATCATTGTAATCAATGGGTCAGTTCACCTACGAACATTAAGCTCTTTAAGAGCGATCCCTTCCCGGATCCTTTAGTATGTCATATGCCTATCAAAAAATCAGCACTCCATTCTCACAGATTTGGAATTAACCATAAACGCCAAGAGACATTCGTTAGTAACCAGCCTGAGTTGTCTCAAAAACAAAGTCATCGTGAGAGAACAGTTTCAGATAAACAAGAACGTAAAGAGTTTTTCGAGAAACTGGTGAGAGTTGGTCCTAAAAGACCAATTCTTATGGGCAAGAGAACCGTAGTGGAGAAACATTACACAGATAACACATCAGAGTTCATTGATTTTGTAACAGACGTTTCCTTTGCGAGAGGAAAATATCAATTGTTTGTGACAGCTCAATGGTTCAACAGAAGTTTGGTCGTGCTTATTTGGAGGCAATTTTTTGATCGGAATTTAATATTCTGGCCATTAGATCGTTTTCCAAATAGTGTGTTCATGGCAGCTTCAATGTTGATCAGAAAATATTTCTTTGGTCCTGATATAGATGTCAGGAGAAAGAATTCTACAATGATGCAGGTAAGACAAAAATGTGCAACATTTCTCAATTCTATGGAATGGTGTAGAAAAATGATCGGAATTTTCGGTTATGCTTTCTTACCTCAACATACTATAACAACAAACGAGCTCACTGTTGCTGTTCATAATGTTCCAAGAAAACACATACAATCTAGTATGGTTGCTTTTTTGAACGGTAGCAACGGTGAGTTCACCGGATTGGATGATGTCATTGAGCCTAAGGTCAGATTTCTGGCTAAACAGGTGGTTGATTCAATGAATTATTCAATTTTTTCAACACTCGAAGAATTAAATAGGATTGATAGTATCAAGGATTTTTCTTTGATTTTTCTCCATTTTTTATTCATCGTTTTATCCCCCACTATTCTTTATGATGAAGCGTTAACTGCTCTGGTTGATGTAACAGAATATGGAATTGAGGTTATTTTAAGCAAGCTTTCGCGAGTTTTATTTAAGTATTTCAAAATTGATTTAGTTTTAAACACCAGGTCTTTATTTTTTATTAAAGACGTTGATATGTTGGAATTGAGTCATTTGAAATCTATAATTATGTTTGCTTATGAAAATGGTGTCGTTTTGGTGTCTGATGTGAATGTTAGGATGCAAATATTCCTATCTAGACATGTCACTCACAGGAAACATAGTGATTCATCAGTTAGTTGGTTCCTTAAGTTGTTTAAAAATAACAAGAGGAGCATAACTGATTTGCGTGGTGGAATGATGCAAGAAGTGTTGAATCCACTTCAAGCTAATGTCCAGCCAGCTCTAGTGAATCAAGCTGCACAGGGAATTAATGGTCAATTGGGAGTCATAGGTGACCAACGTGTTCAGGTTCAAAATGGAGTGGTTGTAGCAAACAATCCTCCAGCAGTTAATCAAAGACCGCATCCTAATGCAGGTCATGATCCAGCTGCCGATTTTGGAGTTTGGTACATGTTGGATAAGGAGAAAATAATTTCAGAGTTTATACATATTAGTAAACTTGAACATAGAACTTTATGGACCTTAGATGAGATCGCAGATCATGTTCCAGTACTCATTGATTGCATGGGATCACCTTTTTGTGGTCTAACAGCTATTGATGTGGCGTGTGGTATTACTCCGAAAGTTGATAATTATTGTCATATGTCTCGTTTTAAAAATGATATATTTGACAGTGGCAAAATTGATTTTCTAAAAAAATGGGCCGCTTTCAGAGGGGTAAATTTGCGTGTAACGGTCCCAATAATCAATAATAATCGTGTCGTAGACACCAAAATTTTTGATTATGAAGCGAGTCCGTTATTCGAGTGGGTGTGTCTAACATTAAAAAATTCCAATGGAAGTTTTTATTCTGATTTAGACTGGAATGACGTAGCTCATGTTGGTCATTACTGGTTAAATGTTAGAATAGTGGGAGATATCCCTAATGTTGGGTTACCTGAATTAGGTGACGGATGTTTTCTTCAATTGGTTAAACTTCGATTCTTTAAAATGTTATTCATTTTCATGATTAATTTTTATTTTGGGATCTTGGTGAGCAATTGGGTTCTGGATATTGATAGCTTGTGGTATTTTTCAGGTGCTATTTGGATTTTTGGGTTTTTAACACTGGTTTATTGCTTTCTAAGAATTTTTTCTTGGAATGTGCATTATAGTGTGAATCCATGTTTTGATGAGCGTTTGGGATATTTCAGGAATTCCAGTAACAAAGATGTTCGGTCGTTAAGGGACAGGAGAGATAAGTTTGAGCACCAAGATTTTTATCTACGTGCGGTTCGTGTTTTTAGGTTACATATATTGAATTATCAAGTCTATCAAACAGACTCGAGAGTATATATTATTTCTATAGGCCGAGCTAATCAAGCCATTAAAGAATGTCAATTATTACCAGATGGTGAGGAAGAGAAATGTTTGGCTTCAGTCATGAGGGCTAGTGTGTGCAATACTAATGACAGTGAAAATGGTATCTATTTAGACACCATACAATATGTCAAGGATTGGATATCTTGCCGCAATGATAGAAGTGGGGCATCGTATGATAAAAGAACTGTTGCGTATAGTGCTGGTGGTTTAACAGCTTACATTCCAAATTTGGATATTGTAGCTAATAATCAGTTTTTAGGCAAAAGGGGTGGTGAGACCAATCACGTTCATCGACTATTTAACCCTCGAGAGAGGGATTTCGATAGAAAGGTGGTTGCTTATTGTCCTGATGCTTGCTTGCAAACTAATAAAGGACCATTGGGACCTGGCAATTTGTGTATTTCTGACTCTTTCTCGATATTATCGGCCTTTTCAGGTCGAAGTATGTCAAATGATCAAGAATCTCTCGATCAAGGTTTGTTAACTGAGTTTGTTGAATTCAGTAAGAAATTTTTGGAGGGTTATATTGATGGTACTGACGTGTCAGATTTGGTGGAATCTGAGGATCCTACTGAGTTTTTCAGGGAGATGTATAAAGGTAAGAAAACAGTGTCTTATATTGATTCAGTTTTGAAGACTTTTAGTGATTGGAAATCAAATTTAAGAGTGCCCGTGAAATTTTTTCAATGTGGTAGCTTTGTGAAATTTGAAGATTCGACAAAGGTTAATAAAGGAGTCGCTAGAGTTCGACCTAGATTAATTATGACGATGAGTGATTATTTTTTAATCATGAGTTGTCAATTTATGAAGGTTGTTAATGCTTGGTGTCATGGTCCTTTTTCCAAATTTCAAGTGAAGAATTTGGAGCCTGAAGAATTTATCTATATCATTGAACAGGCTTCTGATAAACATCATATAGTCACAGATTATTCTGCTTTTGAATCTTCAATTAATGGTGTGGTCAGGGAAGTGGAAAATTATGTGTTTGAGCGATTAATGGTCAAGGCCGGTTTCACACACACCTTATCTATATGGAGAGCAATGATGGAGGTTTTTTCTAACGGGAAAGCCAATTTTCGTAGCTTATATAGTAAGTGTGGTGTGTTTAAAATTTGGTCAAGATGCTCAGGTGATTTTCATACTTCTGCTGGCAATGGAATAATCAATGTCTGTGTCAATGCTTTCGCTTGTTACAAAAAACTGGGTTATTTGCCTAGTGATTTTAGAATGATTGCTGAAGGTGATGACGGTTTGATAGCTCCTTTTTATACTGATGCGGGTGAAATTCTTAAAATGGGTTTCAAATTCAGCTCAGAGTTGGAAGGGTTTGTCGCTGGTGATGTTGATTTTCTGAGACGTAGGTGGTTAATGGGGACTTGTTTTCTGAATATTGGTCGGTCGTTGAAAAGCACAATGTGGGTTAAATCTCAAGTACCATTGGGCAGATCGAAACAACTGGCAATTTGGAGAGCTATGGGCTTAAGTCTTCATTATATGTCCCCAGGACATCCTGTATTGTTCGAGTTGGTTAACCGCATAGGTAAGCTTACATCAGAATGTTCTCCTTTTAAAGGGATTGAGCGTTATTTTGATAGTCATAAGCTTATCAACCAACCCTATGATATATTTGATTTTGGTTCATATCCAAGAGATGTGAAATGCAACGAGCTCATGCGTCAGTATATTGCTGATGGTGCTCAAGGATTTCCTCCTTTAAGCATTAGTATTCAATTGGAGTTGGAAAAAAGATTGAGGATGGATGAGGTAGTTTATATAGGTAGTTTGTTGGACGATTATGATGACATCAAAAATGCAGATCTGTGTGATCAATGGCTGCATAATGATCGTCTCAAGATGTCTGATGAGTTTAAATCCGTTTTAACTGCTTTAAGGGATAGTGGTGTTCAAGCTTACATGTTTGATTATTTGGAGTGTTAAAACTCTGAATTTGTTGGTGCAGGTTTATCCTGTTTTAAAACTCACAATGGTTGATATGATATTTTCC